CCTTCTTTGAGCACAGCAATGTCAATCTACCCCAATACGCTTGAGCCAATCTTTGGGCCTGAGCTTCGATCAATTATTGAAGAACTTAATGAGTTCTATCCACCCGTTACTCCCAACCCAGACTGGACCGAACGTCAGATCATGTATCGAGCTGGACAACGTTCAGTTGTGGAGTGGTTAATCCAACGAATAGAAAACTAATGTGTTTCAATAACTCACAACCTACGCCACCTCAGATTGCAAAAGTTGCACCGCCACCACCGCCAAAGCAATTGCAAATTGCACAGCAATCAACCTTACCTGAAAGGCAGGTAACAAAACCAGAGAAAAAGGAAGTTGCTTTTGGTGCCAAAAGTACACGAGATAAAGCTAAAGCTCCTAAGCGTGATGCTGCTTCTCTCCTTATACCTATGGGTAATAAAGGTAACAAACCTGGGGGTCTAAATATATGACTGCCCGCGAACGATATAGCAAGCTGACCTCTAGCAGACATCAGTTTCTTGAGACAGCTATTGATTGTTCAAAGCTGACCCTTCCGTACCTCATTTCACGTGATGAGGAACAACAAAATCACAAGGTACTTGTTACTCCGTGGCAGTCAGTGGGTAGTAAAGCTGTTGTGACTTTGGCAGCCAAGCTGATGCTTGCGTTGCTACCTCCACAAACTACCTTTTTCAAACTACAAGTTAAAGAAGACAAGTTGGGTGAAGATGTAACTCCTGAAATCAAGAGTGAACTTGACCTGTCTTTTTCTAAGATGGAACGAACCATCATGGAATCAATCGCTGCTTCTAATGATCGTGTTGTAGTGCACCAAGCACTGAAGCACTTGATTGTTGGTGGTAACGCACTGATCTTCATGGGTAAGGAAGGACTAAAGCATTACCCACTGAACCGCTACGTCGTCAACCGTGATGGCAACGGTCAGGTAATTGAGATTGTGACAAGGGAATCAGTGAGCAAAGAACTGCTCAACATGAAGAACTTCGAGCCTGTACCTAATCGTGTACAGGACGATGACTCTGATCACGATGATGATGTTGATGTGTACACCCACGTCAAGCTCGACAACGGACGCTGGCGTTGGCACCAGGAGTGCAGGGATAAGATCATGGATGGTACGAGAGGTACTGCTCCAAAAGGTTCTAGTCCTTGGCTCGTTCTCAGGTTTAACACCTGCGATGGTGAGGACTACGGACGTGGCCGTGTAGAAGAATTCCTAGGTGACTTCCGAAGCCTTGAGGCACTAAGTCAAGCATTGGTAGAAGGCAGCGCGGCTGCTGCGAAGGTGGTATTCCTCGTCAGTCCGTCGTCTACTACTAAGCCACAGACACTGGCTCAAGCTGGTAACGGTGCAATCATTCAAGGCAGGCAGGAAGATGTAACTGTCGTCACCACTGGTGGCAAGACAGCTGACTTTGCTACTGCTGCCAACCTTGCTCAACAACTTGAGCGTCGAATTGGAGAGGCGTTCTTACAGCTGAACATCCGTCAGTCAGAAAGAACTACTGCTGAAGAAGTACGCCTTACACAACTCGAACTTGAACAACAACTAGGTGGCCTCTTCAGTCTATTGACTGTTGAGTTCCTTGTCCCTTATCTCAACAGGGTCATGCTTGTCCTTCAGAGAAATGGACAGCTACCAAAGATTCCTAAAGAGTTTGTCAGCCCAACCATTGTGGCTGGTGTTAATGCTTTAGGTCGTGGTCAAGATCGTGAAAGTCTTACCACATTTATTACAACCATTGCTCAGACACTTGGTCCTGAAGCATTGATGAAGTACATCGATTCTACTGAAGCTATCAAGCGACTGGCTGCGGCTCAAGGTATTGACTACCTCGGCTTGGTCAAACGTGAAGAACAGGTTCAGCAAGAAATGCAGCAGCAACAACAGATGGCACAGCAACAGTCCCTTGTGGATCAGGCTGGTCAGTTGGCTCGCTCACCAATGATGGACTCATCACAACAACAACCACAAGAACAACCACCAACAGATGCCTGATATTATTTCGATGGACGAGTCTCAAGCAGACGCTCCTGAACTAAATGCTGATGAGCAAGAATCGCTTGCCATCGGTGAACAGATGCAAGCCGCTGATGATCAACTGCTTGCTGGTAAATACAATTCTGTTCAAGATCTAGAAAAGGGTTACCTTGAAGCACAGAAGATGCTAAGTAACCGAGGCTCAGAAGAACAAGAGGAATCCTCTGAAGAAGAAACTGAGGCCAGTGATGACAGTAAATCGGTTTCATTCTTGAATGACGCCGCTACTGAGTATCGGGAAAAAGGAGAACTTTCAGAGGAGACCATGGCATCTCTCGTCGAGATGTCTAGTGAAGATCTAGTTGCTGCTTACTTAGAAGCACAGGTAGATGGCACACCATCTTCTGTTGAACTGAGCACCCAGGATGTCAAATATATCCAAGACTCTGTAGGTGGTGAGCAGGGTTATCAAGCTCTCGTCGGATGGGCTAGTGAGAATTTGCCTGAGCAATCCATTCAAGGTTTTGATGCCTTGGTTGAATCGGGCAATGCTGCAGCAATCGAACTTGCAGTAGCTGGACTGTATTCACTTTATGAAAATCAGAACGGCAGCGACGGACAGATGATTACTGGTAAGGCTCCATCCACCAGTGGTGATCGGTTCCGTAGTCAAGCTGAAGTAGTAGCTGCTATGTCAGATGCTCGCTATGACAACGATCCTGCATATCGAGATGCAATCATTCAAAAGCTTGAACGATCCGACGATTTCTTTTAATGAACGATACACAAATTTGGCCAACTGAACCACGCATGTACACCGAAGAAGTAACCGTGACTCACAACGAAAAAGCTGAAATGCTGAATGGTCGTCTTGCAATGCTTGGCGTCATCGCAGCAATCGGCGCATACGCAATGACTGGACAACTTATCCCTGGAGTATTCTAATGCCTTACGGACCTGGAACATACGGCACTAAAAAAGGAAGACCACCTGGAAAGAAAAAACCAAAGGGAGGCAAGAAATAATGCCAGGAAAAGGTTTGTACGCAAATATCCACGCTAAGCGCAAGCGCATTGCTGCTGGCAGTGGCGAGAAAATGAGAAAGCCTGGAGCCAAAGGTGCTCCAACGGCTGCCAACTTTAAACGGTCGGCTAAAACTGCCAAAAAAAAATAAATGAAATTTCTTTTACTTGGTGCACTTCTTTTTGCACCCGCTGCCAGTGCTCATGTCACTGGAACTGACCATACCCATGATCATTTTTCTGAAGTGATCGAAGTCCCACTCTTCTGTACGGAAGACGAACAAGAAATCCATCCTAATTAATTTTAAAATGAAATCTATTATTGCTACCGGTATCCTCCTCGGCTTCGGCTCTGCTGCTGTTGCTGGCCCTTATGTGAATATCGAAAACAACGCTGGCTTCACTGGCTCTGACTTTAATGCACACGTAACTGACTTCCATGTTGGCTATGAAGCTGGTGATCACTGGGCCTCTTGGTACATCCAAGCTGGTCCTTCCCTCTTTGTTGAAGATGGCGGTGAAGCTGATACCAAAGCCACTGGCAAGATCGGTGGTTCAGTTGCAGCTACTGACAACATCAGTGTCTACGGTGAACTGTCTGCAGCGTTCGATGACACGAACCTGTACGGCACCAAGCTTGGTGTGAAGTACTCCTTCTAAGTAACTATTGCGGCGGGTGGGAGGTTACTTCGATTTATTTAAATGGCTTCTACAATTATTTCACAACGTAGGAGTAGTGCCTGGGAAGAGTTTTGTTCCTGGGTAACTTCTACCAATAACCGTCTTTATGTCGGGTGGTTCGGGACACTGATGATTCCGTGTCTACTCGCTGCCACCACTTGCTTCATCATCGCCTTCATTGCTGCACCTCCTGTGGACATTGATGGCATTCGTGAACCAGTTGCTGGTTCTCTTCTTTATGGAAACAACATCATCTCCGGTGCTGTCGTGCCTAGCAGCAACGCCATCGGTTTGCACCTGTACCCAGTGTGGGAAGCGGGTTCTCTTGACGAATGGCTTTACAACGGCGGACCGTATCAGCTCGTGGTCTTCCACTTTCTGCTCGGTATCTTCTCTTACATGGGACGAGAATGGGAACTTAGTTACAGACTCGGAATGAGGCCCTGGATCTTTGTTGCATATTCTGCGCCGGTCGCTGCGGCGACTGCTGTCTTTCTTGTTTATCCCCTTGGACAAGGTTCATTCTCTGACGGAATGCCTCTTGGTATTTCAGGGACCTTCAACTTCATGTTGGTATTTCAGGCTGAGCACAATATTCTCATGCATCCTTTTCATATGCTTGGTGTTGCCGGCGTATTTGGCGGGAGTCTTTTCTCAGCTATGCATGGCAGTCTTGTCACCTCTTCTTTGGTTCGTGAAACCACTGAAGAAATTAGTCAGAACTATGGCTACAAGTTTGGTCAAGAAGAGGAGACGTATAACATCGTGGCTGCGCATGGTTATTTTGGACGATTGATTTTTCAATATGCTTCTTTTAACAATAGCCGTTCACTCCACTTTTTCCTTGCCGCTTGGCCTGTCGTCGGCATTTGGTTTACAGCTCTGGGTGTTAGCACTATGGCTTTTAATCTTAACGGCCTTAACTTTAACCAGTCAGTCCTGACCCAACAGGGTCAAGTTGTTAACACTTGGGCTGATGTGCTGAACCGTGCCAACCTTGGCTTCGAGGTGATGCACGAAAGGAATGCTCATAACTTCCCGCTTGATCTTGCAGCAAACAACATTGTGCCTATCGCACTTAAAACTCCTGCTATTGGATAACTATGCCTCTTAGAAAACTTAAGAAAGCACTTAAAGGAACACCTGCTGGTAAGTCCTCTAGTGTTCGCGACAAGCAAAACGCAGCATACAAAAGACTCCTCAAGAAAAAAAAGTAAACATCCCGTCCGTTCATCTTCTTAATTATGGAATACGAGATTAGAGTCAACGATGCTTACGTTGAACTTATGCACAAGGCTGTGTCCTTTTATTTGGACAAGTGGCCTGGTGGTGATCCAGGTGAGCAAGAAGCTCTTCTGGTACTTAAAGCTCAACTAGACAAACTAAAACTTGAAGTCTTGTTTGACACGATGTAGAAGACGCATGCTACCCAAGGCATGGAACGGGGTCTTGGGATCTCTTCGGAGGTAAACACAATGACGAAACTTGAACTCAAGCAAAGGGTCCGTGAGCAGCAGCTAGCTGCCAAGGAACTGAAGCTCAAGTATCGCGGTGTCGCATACAAACGATGATCCGTTAAAGCGGGTGGCAGGGG